GGAGGACCGTTTACATCGCCGTAGTCAAACTCAAGCCTCACAACGTCCGGTCCAATCTCGCCCTCTGGCGTAGCCGAGAAATACCCCGGCCTACCCCTTTCCGCGTACATCGTCTCGCCCTTCTTCCAGAATGCTTCCCCGATTGGCACTTCCACCCCGTTCATCGTCTCGCAGAAGATGCACACCTTCTCATCCTCTTGCGTGTGCCACTTGACAGTACCCACAAGGTCTGAATCCTCCCAAGCCTGAATCGTCCCCTCGTTAAACGCCTTCACCGTCTCAGTAGACGAAACCCGCTCCGGCCCAACCTTGGTCAGTTCCTCCAACTTCGCACCCGCAGCCGCCTTCACTTCATCGGGCGGCAAGCCTTCATCCTTCGCCCTCGCAGCCGCCGCTTTCATCTCATCGTGAATCGTGTCCACAATCGAGCGAGAAGCCCGCGCCGCCTCTTCTTTGGCGAACACAAAGGCGGGTGAGTCGGCTGGAACGGTTGGGACGGTTGGGGGGATTGCTGGAACCACCCTCCGAAGTCGCTCGGCCCCATCTGCATACCCATCCTCGTGCATCCGCACAAGGAACAGCAGCAGGATCACGTACAGCCGTTCCCGCTCCCTCTTTCGGTCTAGTTCTACTTCCCCGTCCCGGTACTCCCATTGGACCGTCTCGTAGAACCGCCGAACCTCATCGGTAAAGGCATCTTCCTGTGCTGCTACGGTGTCATATGGGCTATACGCCTCTACGCCCGTCGCGTCTTTGGTCCGGGGCTTACACACTCGGAGTAGACCCCTTACCAGCGAGTGAGGATCGGCTGTAGAACGTCTTGCCCTCGGCTTTGGGCTTGTCGGTCGGCTTCTCTTTCGGCTTGCCCGTAAGGGGATCGACGGGTGAGGACACCTTGCCAACGTCCGCAAGCAGCGTTCCCTTGTACCGCAGTTCATCCCCGTCAGGGAGAGGGTCAAGCCCGCGAATCGCCCGCGCCTCATTGATCGTCCGAAGGGCCGCGTCTACGTCAAGCCGCGACTGTTCCTCAACCGTTTTCTGATCCTCGGTATCGGGGTTGTCGTAGGCGTACCAAACCTCGCCGGGCTTGTACCCGAAGGTGGGCAGGTAGTTCTCGTTCAACCGCTCGCAGACAGAGGACAGGCGGGTAGCGATTGTCTGGGAGAGGTATTGCTGCCGTGCCTCAAACTCCCGACCACCACCGCCTAGCGACTTATCGCTCATCTCCAGCAGGGCAAGCGGAACACCGAAGGCGTTAAGGATCGTCCTTCGCATCCGGTCCATGCCGTCGCCGTACTCCATCTCGCGCGGGGACCACTGGAGGGGCTGAATCGTCATCTCGTCGCCCTTGGTAACGATGGGGTTCCCGCCCTTGCGTGCCCCTTGGTGGCGACGTTGCAGCATCGCGTGAGCCTGCTTGACCTGATCCTCGGTTGAACCGGAGGGGAGTTTCAGGGCGAAGTCGGGCCGTGCCCCGTTGTTCCAGAATGACTGCTCGTAGACAACCGCACTCGCGTAAATGTCAGCCTCAACCGTAACGCCGTTCAAGCAACCCACGCCCATCCAAGGATTCTGGGGGCTGGGCATGTGCTTGAACTGAATGACGTTCGATGCCGGGATTTCCTCTCGGCCCGCGTAGTTGCGTCCGTAGCGGTAGGCAAAGATGCCATCATCCCCGATGCTCGGAACGGTCCACTGCGGATAGAGCGTGAGCAGGTTCTTAGGCGGTGCGTTCGCGCTCGCATCGTGCTGCACGTAAGCGTTGCCGTTGATGTCGAGGAAGTAGAACAGCAGTCGCCGGAACTCAATGCCCGTGTCCGTGAAGTTGGGGTTTGACAGCAGGGCGGTAGCGGGCGAGTCCATCACCTCGGAAACATCTTTGGCGTTGTCCGCGTAAGCAGCGGCCTTGCCCTTCACCCCGCGCCGAAGCCAATCAGCCTCCAGACCCTTGACCTTCCGCCCCTTGCCAGCCTTGGTATACAGGCGAATAGGCACGGAGGCACAATACATCGCGTTCATCGCGGCGCAGATGTTCACGTAGCCCGTTGCTCGCATAAGCAACTCAGCCTGACTCGCGTTGTAGGTGTACACCCGCTGGGCTTTGTCGTCGGGCGTTACCGTGGCGTAGAAGTACCGTCCCTCGACAAGATCGACGGGAGGGCGAATGACCAGACCCTTAACCCGTGCCAGAATGTCGGAGATTCCCATTTAGTCACTCGTCATCGTCGGAGCCACTTGCGAACGCTCGGCGTTTCTCATCGTAGGCAGATGCCACTAGGTTAGGTTCTACCTTGGTTGGCTTGGGCTTGTCTTCGCCGAAGTAGGTGTATGGGCGCGGACGCATTGAGAGGCCGTAGTTGGCTAGGGCGAGGGCGTAAACCGAGTCATCGTGTAGACCAGACGGAGCGGTATAGCGACACCCGCCCGCGTAGTACTCGTAGGTGAACATATCAAGTTCAGACTTCAATACAGGCTCAAAGAACACCATCTCTCCACCCTGAAACGCAGCGGCAAGCCCCAGCATGATCCGCTGTTTAGAGGGCGAAGTGAACGGGAACGGCTCGACGTTCGGGCAAGCCCGTTTCACTTCCTCCACGATTGGATCACCCACCCCTGTTGAGTCGATTAGGGCCGGATCGTTCCCGATGTACCCGATAAGCCGCCTGATAGTCTCTCGCCATTCGATCCCCTGCCAGCGGTAGAAGGCCACAACCCGACCGCCAGCGTCAAGGCCAATCAGCACGGTCCAGTCAAGGGCGCGGGCCAAGTCAGCACCCCAGAACACAACGGGTCCGGGGTTCTCTACTGGCCTGTATGCCTTAGCGATTGCGTCGATGCCAAAAGGGTTTCCGCCAGATGGTGCCGGTACACCCTCAAACTCTTGGGCGAAGATTTCGGGGGGCATCGAGTCTCTAGCGTCTTGGATTTCCTGTGGGTCGATGCAGGGGTTCGTAGCCGTCGCCAGCCTAAACGACTTCCACCCCTTGCGGCCCTGAGCGTCGAACTCGTACATTACCTGAAACTCTCGGCCCCCGCGTGGGGTGCCAAAGAACCACGCATCTCCCAGCAGGTCGGTAAGGGTCGGTCGTAGTGCCATCTGCCAGATGTTCAGCAGGTCGGGGACGATTCCCGCTTCGTCTACCACGATCCGCTTGTACTTTCTGCTACGCCCGGCCTCTTTGTTTTCGAGTGTCCAGAACTCGATAGAGCCGCCCGTAGACAACTGGAACCGCTTTTCGGTGTAGTCGGCGGACACGATGATCGGCTTGAGCATCATCTCCATTTCGCGCATGACTTCGGTCAGGTATCGGTAACTCGGTGCCATCCAACCAACGGGGTGCCCGTCCAGCATGGTTTCACTGCACAGGATTTGTCCTAGCACCGTCTTCCCTGTTCGCCGTCCGCACATGATGCAGTTAAACCGCCGAGCATTCTCGATGATTAACCTCTGTCCGGGGTGTGGTTTTAGTAGTTCAATGACCACTTGTAAGCCTAGAATAAACCATGCCGATAGACACAATAGCGAAGAGGTTTTGGCCCAAGGTGAACAAGAACGCGGAGGGTGGGTGTTGGGTGTTCACTGGTAGGATTGGCGCGAATGGGTACGCGATGATCGGCGGACCGTCGCAATCAACTGTATACGGGCACAGGTGGTCATATGAGCAAGCACGCGGCCCAATACCAATGGGCATGTTTGTTCTGCACTCTTGCAACAACCGGGCGTGCGTTAATCCCGATCACCTGAGCATCGGAACCGCCGCAGACAACTCAAAGCACATGGTCGCGTGCGGGAGGCAAACGCGGGGTGAGAAAAACCCAATGGCATTGCTTACCGAGTCGATCATCCTGTCCATCCGTGCCCGCGTCGCCTCTGGGGAAACGCAGAAGTCGGTAGGTCGGTCGCTGGGTTTGTCGAAGGGGCACGTAAGCGGAATCGTCAATCGGAGGCAGTGGAGACACATTTAGTCTGTACTCTTCGGCGTGATCCTGTCTATGTAAACAACTTCGATCTTCTCGCTCCCGGTCGCCTTCCCCGCATCGAGCCGTTCGTTCTTTTCCTGCTCGTTCATGGTCGGCGCGGTGTGGCCGATGATCTTGTCGAGAGCGTCCCCGGCCCGGTCGCGTACCTCAATCTCGCGGGTTGTCTCTGTACCCTGTTCCCCCATTGAGCGGACTGTTACCTTCGCCTTCTTGACCACGCTGGTATCGACCCCGCTTGCCCTCAACTCAGACAGGGTTGCAGACCCTTCGACGTATGGATCGAAGTCGGCTATGTCGTCTACCTCGATTGCTTTCAGCAGTTGGATAGCGGCCATTCGGCGGCCAACCGGGGCGGACTTGTCACGGGCGATCTTTCGGAGCGTTGCTTCATCCGTGCCTGATTGGGTCATCCCGTTCATGTGTTCGCGGATGGTTGCGCCCGCTGATGGTCTACCTGCCCGGTTAGGTGGGTTCTCTGGCCCCCAAGGTGGTTTCAGGTTCTCCAGCGACTTCGGGTTAATCGGCATATCGCTCCGATCCTATCCCCCCATCCGCATGAAGGGATGGAAGGCTAGTGATTGCCCTGCTGCGGGTCGATCCTGAGAAACGCAAGCACTCGCATCTTCCCCCACTGATACCGATACGGGTTCTGCCCTGAGCCCTTGCACAAGGGCTTTCCATGATCCCACATCCGGGCGGAGCCGTGGTCTGTGTTTCGCTCGGCTTGCACCTTGCGCCCACAGTCGGGGCATCGTTCGATGATGTAGAACGGGCGTGCTTTGCTCATTCTTCCTTCCAAGGCCGTTTCCAGCCCGTCTAAGCGATTATTGGGGGTTTGGGGTGGAGTTGGACGGCTTGTGGGCTGAAACGCTCTGGGCGATCTTCTCACGAACGCGGTCTGTGATGCGCCTCGCCTCATTCACGTTGCAACCAGCATGATTGCATCCTACCGGGCGTCCGCTGTGGGGAAGGATTATCAGTCCGCACGATCTTTGTTCTGCACTTGGCCATGCCTTACGGGACCATTCAGACTCCACCCGAAGGGCTGTAAGTTCGGCCTCCATGTCCATGATTTGCTCGGCTATGGATTTCATCTTCTTCCTTTCGATGGTGGTCAATCTGAGGCGCGAGCGTCGTTTTCCCTTCGGCGGAGGGCTTCTTCTGCTAGGTCGAAGAGTTCCGTCTGGTGGTCCATGAATAGGGAAACCAGTTCATTCCAGCAGCGTTCATCTTCGCCGGTGCCGCTGTTGTCGGGGTTGACGACTTCCGCGTCAAGTTCCCGCATCCGCTGGAGAATATCGGTTGTGAGTGCTGACTGGGTGTTCATTGGTATTTTCCTCTAAGGTCTTTAGACCATCCCCCCCACGTTCAGGCGTTCGGAATCGGAATGCTTCTGGTGGGAGGAAAGGAATCCGGCGTTCTTACACGGTGGCCGACTCTGAGGTTGGCTGGTGCACTGCGCGGTTTGTTCTCGCTGCTGCAACCTTGTGGGTTTCCGCTGCGAGAAAAACCGCTTTTCCCGTGCAGCGGACTGGACAACAGAACGGATGAATCTCACTTGCTCCCTTTCCCTAACTGAGTTGAGGGTATTTCTCCAAAAAGGGCCGCGACGGAAAAAACGACAAATCCGCGCGAGATTTCTCAAATGAGAATGAGTCTCAACTAGAACGATGACGAGCGTGCAAGTCTGTGTATTGTCTGTCTGTTACGGTGGATTCACACTACCCAAGGCAGATCGTCAGCCCAAGGGGGATAGGCAGGCGGGAACCAGACCTGCTCATCGTCGTTTGGTAGACCTGAACACGATGACCGCGTGCCTGCCCTGTTTCGCCAGCCCTTCGGCGAGTTCGCCCGCTTTCGTGAGCCTGAACAGAATCTTGCGGGTGTGCGAGTCGGACTCCAGTTGCAGGGCCGTCCGTACATCGGTCACACTCCGCTGCTTCCCATCCCCCATCAGAGTACGGACCTTCACCTCTACCGGCGCGAACACGCTCCAGTCAGTAGATGCCAACTTTGGCCCCTTGTGTCCTGTTCGGTGGCTCTTGGTGTCAGATTTGACGCTTTGCCCCTTCAAGTGATGCTCCTGAACTCGGTCGGCAGGTGCCAGACTCCCCCAACCCTCCGGGCAAGGTGGACGGTTGTATGGCCGCTGGGGAGGATTTCGCCATAGGCCCAGCCGTTTTCGTGGCGGAGGGTGCCGAGGGAGCGGGAGTTGTATTTCAGATCGACCTTGCACAAGCATCCGCTGCTGAATCCCTCCCGAACGTCTATCCCGTCGATCCTGACCGATTCGGCCCGGTGGATATGCCCGTGGAGTACCCGCCCGTAGACGGCAGCGGCCCGGCGTACCGCGTTCTCGCCGTGGCTGAACCCGTGGATTACTTTCAGGTTGCCTATCTGGATAAACTGTCGTTTGTCATAGGGTATCACAACCTTGGCGGTCTTGACTGCATCTTCCATTTCCTCGATCATCCGCTCGGCTTGGTCGCGCACGTTGGCGTTTGGGCTATCAAGCATCTGCCAAACACGGGCATCGTGATTTCCAAAACATACGTGTGTTGGTCGGTACTTTCGGAGGAAGTCAAGACCCCGCTGAAAGTCCACCTGCCCGGATTCGTACCGCTCGCCCTCTCCGGCCTTGGATCGGAGGTGGCGAAAATCCCAATGATCGCCGCCCGCAATCCTTACCTCTGGCTTCCACAACGCGAGGAAAGCCCAAAACGCTTTCATCGTTTGCGGGTCGGCTTGGTCGCCGTGAGAATCAAACGCCCCAATCCAGCGTGTAGGCTTTCCCAATCGCGTGCCCCGTTATCGTGACGGTCGTAACACGGGTGATTCTAGCGGGTTATGTCGCTGCGGGGGGAGGTGATGCGTTTACAAACAGTGAAGGGTACATCGTTCGGGCTTCCTCTCCCGGATCGTCTATCGCTTTCACTTTGGGCTTGTTGCCGGTGGTATGGGCTACGACCATTTCCCCACTACTAAGCCGAACAAGCCACCGCGACCCATCTGAGTCACACCCGATGAAGTTGCCCCTCTCGGCGCGGATGATCGAGGTTGCTTCTTTTATTCGCTGATCGGCTGTGGGCGATGGCTCTGGCTCGATCTTGGCCGCTGGCCGCTTCGCGTTCAGACCAAGCCCAACGACCTTCAGCCGGTCCATCTTCGACAAGTGAAAGCACCCACACTCCGGGCATTCGTAGGGGTGGAGTTGCGGCGCACCATCTGCCTGCCTAAGCCCAGCGACCCTTCCCGCTTGCTCCGCGCTGAAGTACGCTTTCTTGTTCTCGCAATGCACACTCGCCTTCCTTTCTATTTCCCCCCAATCGCCCGCGCCAGCACAACCCCAGCGGAACAAAGGGCACAGAACGCAAGTGCCCCCTTGAGGTGCGAGAGGGGAACCGGGGGCGATGACAGCGAGGCGACCCAATCCCGCGCCTGAATAGCCCCCAAGTACGCAAAGAACAGGGCAAGACCGACGAACGCGAGGGACACAAGCGAACGCATTACGGTGTCGATGAACTGGTCGGGGTTCTTTTTGGGGGTGGTCATTGGGTGCCTTTCGTGGTTTCTGGTTCTACCTCTACAAGCCGGTAAATCTTCCCGTTGTATCGAGCCTCTAGGGTGATGTCCGCCTTGACGTAAATCTCAATATCACGGTCCAGCACGTAGGCGGTGATGGTTGCGGTGGGAATGTCCCCCGCTGGAATGTCGAGCGTCATTCTAGACACTGGCAGGTCTTTGATTAAGTCGGTGTCGTCCAGAGTCAGAACGTTAAACCTTGGGAACTTCCCCCTGATCGTGAGTTTCTTCGGTCCCATCTTCACTCCCTTTCGTCTGGGGTGGTTGCACGAATCAGCATGTCGGCCATTTCGAGAGCATCAGAAACGATCCCGTGCAGGTGGTACGTGTCGCCGTTCATCAATGGTTTGCGGGCCGCGATAAGTCCGCCCATTGCTCGCGGCTGTCGATTGGGTGCCTACCGATCCGCGTCGTTTCATACACCCTCTCCAGATCAATCGCAGCAGGATCGTAAAGCGGCCCCTCAATAACCCTGTGCATCTTCCCGTAGTACTCAAGCGGCAACAGGTCTAGGCAGAGTGAGCCGTCGATTCGCTGGAGGCCGTCTGGGGCGCGGTCGAGTGGCCTAATGGCCTTGCGTATCTCCGTTTCGCTCATTGCTTCTTCCTTTCAATCGGCACACGCCCCGTTAGGGAACCCCTCCGTGGAGGAAGTCTGAGACAACGTGCGCCGCTGCGGGCCTTCGGGTATCCCGCGTGCAGAGCCACTTAGCATCGACTCGGTTCACTCTCGCAACCGCGTGGCTCTGACCAAACCCGCCCCAACCGTTTCCAGCCGGGGCGGGTAGCACCGCATGAAACCCCCGCGCTCATCTTTCGAGAACGCGGGAGCGGAAAGGCCGCGCGAACGCGGGGAGCGTCTGAGTATATCGGCTAGGCGACGTACCTAGATGCACGGGTGCGGATGATGTGGTAAAGATCATGCCTCAAAGCCTTGCATGTATCCCAGCCCATGCCGGATGCCTCCCGCTGCTGATTGACCGAAAGCCCCATTGAAACGTACCGGGCTGTGTCCTGTAGTTCCTGCGGCAAGTCTGCAACCCATTCCCACAACTTCCCCTGAATCTCCGACCTAGGCGAATCGTCCGCCCGCTCAGTGAATACCGGCGTGCTGGGGCGTACCTGCTTGGCCGTCTTAGCCTTGTGAGCAAACGCCCACCGCGTACCCGTGCAAGTCTTGTGCAAATCAGGCACCCTTATCGGACCCTTCCCCTCGTTGTGCTGGCGGTGAATCTCCTGCTTAATCGCCCTCGTCGCGTAGGTGGAAAGGGCGTAACCCTTGTCTGGGTCAAACGACTTAAGGCACCGAATGAACGCCTCGGTAGCGGCGTAGAGGTGTTCCCCGCTGGACGTTCCCGGTGGCTGGACCTTCTGGATGATCGACCAGATCAGGCCCATGTTTTCCTCAATCAGCCTGTTTCGGGCCTGAATATCGCCGTTTTTCGCCAGTCGTAAAGTGTTCGGGTCGTTTCGCATGGATGCTCCTTGGGGGATGGTAGGGGGTGGCGGGAGGGGGTCAAGCCGTGGCAATAAAAAATATATTCTGATTGAATCTTGACCGCCCCGACCGTCGATATACACTTCATCAGCCAAGCCGGAAACTTGGCAGGAGCAGGAAAATGGGAAGCACCTACGAGAACAAGACCTACACCGCTGAGAACCTCAAAGGCCGGTGTTTCGAGTTCTGGTACGACCGCTCCCTCAAGTCTTGGACACTGACCGAGCGGGATTCGGCTAACAGCCAGATCGGAGATGCGTCCTACTACCACAACCGCGAACGGCTCTACACGATGCTCCGCATGTACGGCGTGAGCGAGATTCGGGACAGCCTCACGCAGAACACGCAGACCATCTAACCCCTCTCCCCACCCGCCAACGCGGGGGGGGGGAGGATTGAATCGGAACCTAGACCCCTGAGAGGTGGGGACACGGAGTAGGAAACGTGAACCAGACTCAGCCCAAGATCGCTACGCCCGCCTCTTTCCCTTGCTTTGTGGCCGTCAAGGTTACCGAGCGGACCTACGCAGGCCCAGAGGAGGGCGGTACGTACTACGACGCGTACGAGGCTTATGAGGGCGTTACGCAGGTTTATGGTCCGGACGACTTCCACCTTCACGCCAGCCTGTTCATCGAGACGTATCGGTTGCAGGCTTCTACCGACCCCGAGCGTGCGCCCTATCGGTGGAACGCCCGCGAGGGCTGTCGGTACACGCTCTGGACCGGCAGCAACCGCCCGACCAATCAATCGAACCCCCGCCCGCAGTACGAATAACCCGCCTACTCCCCCGCGCCTAGCCGAAAGGCGAAAGCGCGGCTTGACCGAAACCCTAGCGAAAGGAACCCCATGAACCCGAACGAAGCAGCGAAGCAGATTGGAACCGAACTTGGACAGAGCAACCCGATGGGGGATGAGCGGTTGGCGGCGGCACTGGAGAAGCCGATGGACAGCACACCGGAGCCGCGCTTTGTTGTGCGTGTGAACGCCTACGGCAAGTACGAGGTCTGGCGAGGCTCGGAGTATTGGGGTGGGGGTACGGCGTACATCTTTGAGCGGAAGCTGGCCGCGCAGAATCAGGCGTCACTTCTGAACGCCGCGATGGACATTGGCTGGAACGCCGCCCTCACCCTCGCAACCGGAGGTGCAAAGTGAACCAGCCGACGACGCAGCACACGCCAGCCGCAATCCTGTCCGCTTACACGGGCATTCTCATGTGCGACTTCAGCGACATGCACGCCTACATCGACAGCCTGCCCGGATGCGAAGGGGTTATGACCCACTCCCTACCCGGCCTTATGGAAAGCGGAACCCTTCGCCGCCTTATCAAAGAGAGCGGAGACTTTGGGCGGGCAATGGCCTCGCTTATGGCCGTGCCTGATCTGATCGAAGCGTGCAAGAAGTCGAACGCCTGCGCCTCACTCCCCGACCACACGCGGGAACTGTGCCGCGCCGCAATCGCCAAGGCCACCGTCAAATAAAACATTTCCCTTGACCGCAAACTCCGGGGCGATACACTCCGGGCGAAAGGAAGAACATGAAACTCAGTCACACAGACCGAACCAAACGCCGCGAGAAAATGGCGGCATACGCGGGGAAGCACGGTAAGGCGAAGTCTGCCGTTAAGTTCGGAGTCACAATCAGCACGATCACTCTCGCTTGCCGGGAGCATCGGGTGGAGGCGAAGAAGTGAACATCACCAAGACTTGGACTCAAGACGACAGGCTCAAGGAACTTATCGACTGGGATGCGATCATGCCCATGCCGCGTTACGCTGGTGGACACGATGAGCAGATGCAGGGTCTAATCAAGGGGGCATCCGTTCTCTCTCACTGGAACGAGGGCGACTATTCGGGGTCGGTGGCTACGGCCCTTCTGCTGGCTGATGGCCGAGTCGCAATGTACAACGACTATTACGGATCGTGCAGCGGGTGCGATTCTTGGGAGGATGCGACCGACAGCGACGTTCGCAAGTTGTGCGAGGGGCTGGCAAACGGCGCGTATGTGTTCCCTGATGAGGCATCCGCCAAGGCTCTGCTGCAAGCCGTAATCACCGAGGCAAACGGCAACGAATACCGCTCCGTGTCTACGGAAGTCGGTTTCCAGTGGCAACCGAAAGAGGCTTCCGGCCTTCTCGGAAAGTGGGGTAAAAAGTGACCGACCAAGACGCATACGACGGCTTGAATCCGAGCGACAACCCGCAAGGGGATACGGCACGGCCCGATGAAGTGGTCGGGGAAGTGGTTGCCCCTACCGCCGAGCGAGCGTTGTACGCCCGCCTTGTGGTGTGGTCCGACGGTGACCATGACTTGTTCTCGTTCGACGGTGGGGACCGTGGATCGAACCTCTCCCGCGTGACGGCGTGGAACCGCGAGGGGAACTCTGGCCGAGCCTACCTCATCCGCGTGCCTTTGCCGGAGCGCGTCAAGTGATCTCGTGCCACGTCTGCAACAGCGAGGACTTGGAGTTCATCGAGTCGCACACGGACAAGTCGGTAGTCGGCGGAATCGTCCGCATCTACCGCTGTGCCGACTGCAACGCGAAGGTAGAGGACGTTCCCCCTGAGGTTTACGACGAGCAGCGGGACCGGGAAATGTGCGAAGGGGCTGACTAAAGACTGTGGGCCGCGCGTGGGCAGCACCCGCTCACGCAAGCCCTTAAGCGAACAGGGTGCGGAGTTTTCAATATGGCTCTACGAGGCAAGAAACCCGAGGCGGTAGTTAAGCGGCTCAAGTTGTTCCTGTTCGGTCCTCCCGGTTCGGGCAAGACAACCGCCGCCCTCCAGTTCCCCAAGCCCTACTTCATCGACACGGAGAAGGGTGCGGAGAACGAGCAGTACGTCAAGATGATGGAGAAGCAAGGGGCCGCGTACTTCGGCACCACGGACGCGGACGATGTGATTACAGAAGTCACCGCCCTACTTACAACCAAGCACGATTACCGCACACTGGTAATCGACCCGCTCACGGTCATCTACAATGACCTGATCGAGAAGGGGATGCTAGAGAAGGGTGAGGAGTTCGGGCGGTACAAGATTCCAGCCGACCGAAAGATCAAGCACCTGCTGAACCTGCTTATGCGGCTCGATATGAACATCATCATCACTTCGCACGCGAAGGATCGGTGGGTGCGCGGCAAGGACAGCAAGGGCAAGGACACCGCCGTACAGGATGGAATCACCTTCGACTGCTACAGCAAACTCGATTACCTGTTCGATCTTGTTCTCAGGATCGAGAAGGGCACGAAGGGTCGGACGGGCGTGGTCGTCAAGACGCGGATTGAGACGTTCCCCGAGGGTGACGTATTCCCGTTCAACTACGACACCATAGCAGACAAGTACGGGCGAACGCTGCTGGAGGCTCAGTCGGTCCCCGAGTCGCTTGCAACGCCAGAGCAGATCGAGGAACTTACCCGGCTGGTAAAGGTTCTGTCGATTCCGCCCGAGACGGTGGATAAGTGGCTCACGAAAGCCAAGGCTGAATCGTTGGAAGAAATGCCCTCCGATGTGGCGGGCAAGTGCATCGACTACTGCAAGGGTCTGGTAACGACGCGCCGCGTCGAGGAGGTTGCTCAATGAAGTACGATCCCAAAGACGCGAACAAGTGCTTTCCCGCTGGCACGTACAAGGCCGCTCTGCGTGCGGTTGTGGACAGCGACGAGAACGGGCCGCTCATGTCCAAGGCCGGGAGCAAGATGGAGTACCTTGAATATGAGATTTACGGACCGAACGAGCAGAAGATGAGCCTGCGCAACTACATCACCGCCGAGACTGCCGCTTGGCAGTACAAGCGGATTTCCGCCGCCTACGGGCAAGAGGAAGCGTTCAAGGCTGGCGACTTCGACCCGCACAATCACATTGACGAAATCATCGAAGTTGAACTTGAAATCAAAGAGTACCGCGGCGAAGATCAGAACCAGATCAAGAAGTTTCTCAAGACTTCCGCTCCCGCTCAGCCACAGGGCAAGACACCCGTGAGCAAGACAGAGGGAAGGCCAATCGGACCCTCTGAAACCATTGATGAGTCTGATATTCCGTTCTGACAACCACCCTCTCCCCCGCGATGAAACGCCGGGGAGGGATTAAGGAGACACTATGACCACCCCCGAAATCCGCGCCATCATCGCACAGGAGATGAACCGACTGGCTGACACGCTCAAAGAGAATGCCCCCCTCTGCGTTCCGACAACCGAACTCGCCTTTGGTGAAGCGGTATACGCCATCCGCTCCACCTTCCCCCTCCCCTCCACCCCGGTGCTGCCTGCTGGCGTGAAGTGGTTTGAGGAAAACGGCTGGGGACATTGGGCGAGCCTTGACGGTGAGTGGTACTGGCGGCACAAGGCGGGTGTTCCCGCACACGTCCTACCCGCTGGATGGTGCCGCCTCGTTGGTGTCTCGGGCGGCAACTACAACGGCGACTCTTTGGTTGCGAACAAGGCAAACCCCCCAACGTCCCCGCCCCCCAACTACATCGCCCCCACCACACCGCTCCCGGCGAAGGTGGGGGGGGATGGGTGCGACCACAACTTCAAAGAGGTTCCGGGTAGCACCAGTGGCGGAAACGTCGAACCTGACTACGCCTGTACCAAGTGTGGCAAAGACCTGTACGCCCACATGAACGAGTCCGACGACATCCCCCTCCCCCCAAAGGACAACAAATGCGAATCATCCGAACCCGTGGCGAGCGGGGAGCCGAGCATGCCCCCGCTGTGGCCCCAGCACTATTTCCAGAAGGATGCTGCCGTAGCGACAAAGGGCTTGGTTGAGTTGTACCGCGATCAGTGGCGCGCCCACCTCGCCCTCACCCGTTCCATTCACGCCGCCGAACTCACCAAACTCCGCCTCTCCCTCTCCCAATCCCAGCACGAAGCGGAAAAGGCGAAGGGGGAGATTGCCCGCCTCCAGTCCGAACTCGCCGGGGTGAGGGGGAGGATGGAGGCGGCGGAGAAGGTGTGCGGGCTGTTCGGAGAATGGGACGCATCAAGGCCCGCCAACTACTCGCCCGCGTGGTACGCACTGAAAGCCGCCCACTCCGCTTGGCTCTCCTCCCGTCCCCTCGCCCCAGCGGAGGTAAAGAAGTGAGCAACATGGACCGCCGCAACATCGAGCAGAAGCGACTCGCACGCGAGGCCGAACACGATCAGGATTGGGAGGCGTGCAAAGAGTGGTGGCGAACCGAGACAGACCGCAACCGCGTGATGATGGTTGAGTTTGTCTGCCACAACCACGCCGACCGGCTCACTGAACGCATGAGCCTTCTCGCTCAACTCACCATCGACCGCCTCATCACCGAGGTGTGGCCCGGACCACAGACCCCCAAGGAGAACGACCATGCCGAGTAAGCAACCCACCAAGAAGAAGGCGGAGAGGAAGGGGAAGGTGAAGGCGGTGAAGGCGTGGGCGGTTATGACCATGACGGGCCGACTCGCTCCCGCGAACGAGCCGTATCCGCACCTGTGGGCGAAGAAGCGAGAAGCGACACAGCGAGATTGGTTCAAGCGCGGCGTGGTCCGCATGACCCTGATCCCCGGCCACATCGGCAAGGACTTCAAGATCGTTCCCCTCCCCTAACCCACCCCGAGAAAGGAAGCACATGGCAGACAGCAAGACGATTGATGATGGAGGTCCGGCGTTCCCGACCGACCACTCAGACAACTGCGACTACACCGCGATCTTGGGAGGCATGACCCTCCGCGACTACTTCGCGGCGAAGGCGATGCCCGAAGTGTGGGCGTACTCGGCCACGTTCACCCGTCCCGTTTCGGAGGCAGCCGTTATCGCGTGCGGTGGTGATCCGTTAAAGATTGCCGCGCTTATGCGTGGTGCGGCCTTGCAGTCTTTCAACTCAGCGATGGACACCATGATCGCGGCGGAAGCCTACCGAATCGCCGACGCGATGCTCACAGCCCGCAAGGGAGCCTCCAAGTGACCGCCCCCACCCGACCGAAGCGAGACGCGAAGAAGGGGAGGAAGGCCAAGCCCGCTACCGAGGGCGAGAAGATCGTTCTCCGCCACCTGTTCAACATTCGACACGACGATCCCCACTACGACCAGTTCCTTGACGACGTGCGCCAGCCGCCGACGTACGACCTTGACCGCATTCGTGATGCGGCCTGCGCCCGCGCAATCGACGCGGCGATACGGAGGGCGGTGAGGGAGGTTGCCAAAGAAGCACCGCACCACGCGGCACCGTTCGGAAACACCCAAGCGGCGCGTGAGTGGAGAGACAAGATCGAAACCCGCTACGGAGTACGTCTGTGACACGAAACAAGCCAATCGGACGCGCCAAGTTCAAACTCCCATCGGAGCGATCCGTCACAAACCCCACCCCCAAACGCCCCAAGCCCGCAGGCGGGTACATCGGGCAGGCGATGAGGTTGGCGGGGAAGCCCTCGCCGATGAACGTCTGCACCGTCTGCAAGGTCTACGCGACCAAGAACCCCGGCGAGGAATGCTCCAAGTGCATCGGCAACCCGATGCGCCGCGAGCGGTTCGCGTTCACCGAGGATCAGCAAGCGGCTCTCCGCACGATGATCCAGCACGAACTCGCAATGGATCGGGACCGCCCATCCGGGATCGTGCCGAGTGAGCCGACGGAGGTGGAGGTGGAGGAGTTGGCGAGGGTGATCTACTGCGAAAACTACAAGGTGTTCCCGAAGAAGTGGGGCGCGTCCCCATGTCAGGAACACTGGCGCAGAGTCGCCGCCGCCGCCCTCGCCCACCTAAGGAGCAAGCCATGAGCAACGCCGAAACCGCCAACGAAATCGTCCGCCGCGAACTGGAGGCGTACTACGTCAGCCCGCGCGACGATGCCAAGCCCTTCGACATCCGCGCCGCCATCACCGCCGCACTTGACGCGAAGGACAAGGAGAGAGAGGAGATGGTGAACCTGGAGTATCAAAACTCCTGCAAGGCATGGCAGGAGGGGTGGAACAAAGGGAGAGAGTCGGCCCGCGCCGAATCCTCCTCCCCCTCAACCCCCAAAGGAGCCGACCGTGGCGAGTGAGAAGTACAGCGTGAAGCCCTACGAGGGGCCGATCCACCACACCGAGGGTCAGTGGCACAACGTCATAGGTCCGAACGGGCACCGCCTGAACCTCAGCCCGATGTCGCCGGACGAGGCCAACCACCTTGCTCGCATCCTGAACTCCGCCTCCTCCGCCGCAGCGGACGAGGTGGGGAGGTTGCGGGAGCAGATCGAAACCCTCCGTAACCGTGATGCGGTACTCGACTACATCCGCGACCACTGCAAGGTCATCGCTTGGCCGGGAGCGGGTGCGTACCCCATCGAACACAACCCCATCGCGGGCAAAGACTCGTGGAAAGACATCGCCCTTCTCGCATACGCACCAGCCCGCACCGCCACCGACGCGAGCGGGGCAATGAAGCACAAGGGGAACAACAATGCCCAGTGACGGAGGAGTGTGCAGAGCGTGCGGTCGGCGTCGTCATAGTGGGGAGTGTTGGCCCTTCGTACCGGCCAGCGACATCCATGCCGCGACCGTCGCCAACCGGGACGAGCAGATCGACCGCCTCACCCGCGAGCGGGACGCGGCGCGGGCGGAGTGTGCGGCGTGGAGGAAGTGGGAACAGGGGTCGGACTACACCTGCGATTCAGCCACCGATAAGGCCATGCTCGTCCACGACACCCTCTGCCCCGCCTGGCACACCCCCACAACTGGCGGGCAGGGGGAGGGAGGGAAGCATGAAAACGATTGACACGATTCGGGATGAACTGGCGGAGTTGACGGGGTACACCAAGGCCGCAGACCCCACGAAGTACACCTTTGAGAACGTGACGGTGTGGCTCAACCCGCACGGGATGCCCGTGATGGATGTTGATTGGGGAATCTACGACCACCCGATCCCGACCGACCTCGACGGCATCGCGGCGATGATGCCGGAGGACTACCGCGTGTCCGTGCAGGACTACTCGGACGGCTGGTATGCACTTGTTCGCCACAAGACTGTCAGCCCCGGCAAGGTCGCTCACCGTGCAGAGCAGTACCCCACCGAACTCGAAGCGAGGACAAGGCTACTTCACGCTGTCCTGACCGCAACCAAAGGAGCGACGCATGAGAAGTGAGACGATGACGGACCTTGAACGCTGGCTATCGGGCGACGACATGCGGACCCCGCGCGAGATTGCACGCGATGCCCTGCGCCGGATCGTTCGCCTCTCCGCCCTCGCCGCTGTGAAGGGGGAGGGGGAGGACTTTGACGACGGCCCACCATGCCCCATTTGCGGATCGAAGTCACACGGATATACCGGCCACACTCCCAACCACGATTAACCCCTCCCCCACCCCCAAATAGCCGAGAGGAAAAGATATGAAGCATCCCATTCAACCACTAGCCATTGACGCACACGGAATCATCCGGTTCAAGGGCAACGCCATCGTCCGGCACCTGCTCGATCACGGCGGTATCGACCTGAACGCAATCGCCCGACTGGAGTTCCCGCAGGAGGATCAGGAGCAGTTCGCCATGCTGATCGGCTACTCGCTCGGCGGGTTCGATGAACTCAACTACGTGTCCGACGCGACCAGCGCAGCGGCTCACGCCATGCACGCGGAAGGGCTGACCGAGGACAAGGCCCGCATCAAGTCTCTGGAGGACATGCTCGAAACGGTGCGGGAGGGCTTGAAGATTGCCGCGCCCGCTGTGTTCGCCATTCACCCCGACGACCTCAGAACCGAACGCTAGTACTAGACGCCTAACCCACAACCCCGCTCGCCCGGCGAGGGGGAAGGAGATGCAAATGATGGAACTCGGCAACATGGCATTCGGTCACTCTCGCGGCGCGTGGCCGATCCCCCGCGAGCCGCAGTACGAAGATGCGATCTTGAACGCCCTTGAGCCGCTGGGTGAGTTCAACGCATGGGAGAACCATGTTGGCGGCGTGTGCGAGGTTCATCCGTACTGGTGGGGTGACGAGGATGCCCCAGAAGCGAACCGCCCCAATCTGCGTCACTTCGCAAGCGGCTTAGAGGTGCGGTGGTACAAGTACCCGCTGCGAGATTCGTATGCCAGCCGGGAAGTGTCGCCCGCTGAATGGGCCGCGATCATGGCCGAATGCCGAGCGTCAATCGTTGCTGATCTGGCAAAGCAGCCCTAACCCCAACCCCCACCGCGAGAACGGCCACCGTGCGAGAGGGGGGAAATCGGACCACTTAAGGGCGATGGGGCAGACGAATAAAAATCCCGCCCTGTTTTCGATAAATCCCTTGACACACTACCAAGAGTCGGTATCGTTCGGTACGAAGTAGGAGCAGCACACATGAGCAGCGATTACGAGCGGTTTCTGACAGAGAAATCTCAGAGCGGAACCGCCGCAGGGTTTGAGCCTATCGAACTCCCGACGTTTCTAAAAGACTTCCAGAGTCACCTCACCGGATGGTCTATCCGGCGTGGTCGATCTGCAATCCTTGCAGATTGTGGGTTGGGCAAAGGATGTATGCAGTTGGTTTGGGCGCACAATGTGGTGCGAAAGACTAACGGGCGGGTACTGGTTCTTACCCCACTAGCGGTTGCCCCACAAACCGAGCGAGAGGCAGACAAGTTTGGAATAGAGGCTAAGCGTTCGGTCGCTGGCGAAATGACCAGCAAGATCACGATTACAAACTACGAGCGTTTGGATCACTTCAACCCGGACGATTTCGTTGGGGTGGTCTGCGATGAATCGAGCATCCTTAAGAACTTCGGCGGAGCAACCCGCCAACAGATTACCCGCTTCACCTCAAAGACTCCCTATCGCTTGCTCTGTACGGCTACCGCCGCCCCCAACGACTACACCGAACTCGGTACGTCTGCTGAGGCTTTGGGCGAACTCTCCCATAGCGACATGCTCCGCCGATTCTTCAAGTACCTTGACGACAAGGGGCAAAAGAGCGAGGCGAGGAATCAGGTTGAGGCCGAGAACGCTATCTCTCAGAACGGCGAGTACTACCAGAAACTTGCCTACCGGGTCGCTCAGACCATCGGGCAATGGAGGCTCAAGCATCACGCGGTTGTGCCCTTCTGGAAGTGGGTAGCGTCTTGGGCGAAGGCGTGCCGCAAGCCGTCCGATTTGGGGTTTGACGATTCCGAGTTTGTTCTTCCGCCACTGAACCAGTACGACCACGTAATCAAGCCCGGTTCCCCTCCCGATGGGATGCTCTTCAACGTGCCCGCGTTTGGTCTGGGTGCCGAGCGTGACGAGCGGAGGCGGACGCTTGCCGAACGGTGCGAGTTTGCCCGCGACCTAGTAAGCCACAACAAGCCTGCCGTCATCTGGTGTCATATGAACGCCGAAGGGGACATGCTCGAAAGCATCATTCCCGACGCGCGGCAGATTGCAGGCTCTACGCCCGATGACGAGAAGATCGAACTCTACGAGGCATTCGGTACGGGCAAACTTCGCGTGCTGATTATCAAACCGAAGATCGGGGCATGGGGTTTGAACTGGCAGCATTGCGCCCACGTTGTCACCTTCGCTAGTCACTCGTATGAGCAGCACTACCAGAGCGTCCGCCGCTGCTGGCGGTTCGGCCAGAAAAGCCCGGTACGCTTGGACGTTATCGCGGTGGAGGGAGAGGCCCGCGTAATGGCGAATATGGCGGCAAAGGCCCAGCGAGCGGAGCGGATGTTTGAGGCACTTGTCCGAGAAATGAACGCATCGACACGGATTGAACGGATCGAAGAGTACACCAAGAAAACGGAGGCACCCCAATGGCTACGCGCGATCAAACCCTCACCGGAACCCACGCCCTGTACAACGGAGATTGCGTAGACGTAATGCGCGCTCTTCCGAGCGAGTCGGTACACCTCACCGTGTACTCTCCGCCGTTCGCGGGTTTGTATCAGTACTCCAGCGACCCACGCGACATGAGCAACGCGATTGACAAAGACGAGTTCTTTGTTCACTATGGGTACTGCATTGATGAGATTTCTCGGCTCACGTTGCCCGGTAGAATCTCCGCCGTTCACTGCATGGACATTCCTCTTTCCAATGCTGGGTGCGATGCGATGTACGATCTTCCGGGCCGGATCATCGCGGAGCATGAGGCGCGCGGGTTTGTGTATGGTGGCCGTCGCGTGGTATGGAAAGAGCCGCTGATGGTCCGCAATCGCACGATGATGAAGTCTTTGCACCATAAGACCTTCTGCGAAGATTCGACTCGGTGCAGCATCGCAAACGCCGATTACCTTCTGATGTTCCGTCGCAAGGGAGAGAACCCGATTCCCGTCCTCCACGAAACGGGAATGCACACCTACGCGGGCGAACGCCGCCCACCGTCTGACACGCTCACCTACCGGGGCATGAAAGGCGATCAGAAGCAGAATCGGTACTCTCAGTGGATTTGGCGGCAGTACGCATCGTCCGTTTGGGATGATGTTCGCATCGACCGGGTACTCCCTTACCGCGATGCCAAAGACGGCGAAGATGAAAAGCACGTTCACCCGCTGCAGCTGGACGTTATCGAACGCGCGGTGATGATGTGGTCAAACCCCGGCGAGGTTGTGCTTACCCCGTTCATGGGCGTAGGGTCCGAGGTGTACGGAGCGGTAGCGAACGGGCGTATGGGTGTGGGCATCGAGTTGAAGCCGTCCTACTACCGCCAAGCCGTCAAGAATATCGAAGCCGCTTTGGATGGTCGTATCGACACGCAGACCGCCGAACTGTTCTCTGATGAGAGTGAGGTGGCCCTTGACTGAATCCCCCCGCGAACTCTCCCTAAGACTCCACAAAGCCGCGAACCTCTGTCCCCATTGTGCGGGCCTACTGAACTCCACCGCCGAGTACCTCCGCACGATCCGCGTATCGGTCGATGAAATCCAAGCGGTAGCAGCGGCCCAAATGAACTCACGCGGCGAAACTCCCGGCTTCCTCCGTGCCCTTGCCGCTTACCCGGACGGGTTCA